ATCGACGGGAAGCTTGTTGTGAAGGAAACGCTGAAGACGGACAAGTCCCGCCGCGAGCTCGAGTTGCCCGTGTTCGTTGTGCCGATGCTCGTGGCACGTGCGGCCGGTGCGTACTCGGATCTGGTGTTTCCCTCTGCTGCGGGTACGCCGAGGTGGCCTGACAACCTCCGTAGGGATTGGCGGGCCGCTCTGGAGGGGAGTGGTTACGCGTCTGTGACTCCTGGGGCGTTCCGTAAGGCGGTGGCGACGCTGCTTGCCGAGGATCTGGGTGTTGAGGCGGCACGCGACCAGCTCGGGCATACGGGGTTTGGGAATCTGCGGCATTACGTGGAGCAGGCATCACGCGGGCCGGCGTCGGCGGCGACCGTACAGAAGTTGTTGTCTTCGAACGATAGGAGTGAGTAATGAGCACCATCGAAGCGACCATCGCTCGAGCGCTTGAGGAACGCGCCGATGCATTGGAGGCTGCTTGTGAGCGGATGCTGACCGACCCACGCGGGTGGGGCGTGCTGGAACACGACTATGGGCTGCGGTGGACGGTCGAACTGTCTCCGGACGTCCCGCTGTATGAAGTGCACACGCACAAGGCTGTCGAGGGTCGCCCGTGTGCCGGGTGCGAAAACCGCCACTAAATAGCCACTAACGCAGAAAACCGCCCCGCCTGTCCGGAGACTGGCGGGGCGGTTTCGTTGATTTTCCGGGGCTGTGGGCCTTGTGGCGAGTGAGGGATTCGAACCCCCGAATGCTGAGCAGTCTGGTATGCAGTCGCGGTTACCTGGCGCTACTTCCCCCTACCGTTTCGCTTGATTTTGCGGGGAAGTAGCTACAGGGAGTCACAAGTAGCTGCTGAAAACAGCCACTAAACCGCCACCGGGTCATCGCATCCGATAACAAGGGCCGCGCGTAGTCTCACTTCGATGTATCAGGGGAGCGTTTACCGTCCTCCCCTGATCATGGACACGCGCCACCACACTGTCACCCCAGCCGCCGAAGTCTTCCCCCCAGGCATCCCCTACCATGCTGACGACGACACCCCGTGTGATTCCCCCGGCCCATGCTCACACCTGCGACTCGTGTACTGGCGGACCCTCCCGTTCCAGTACTAACACGAAAGCGCCCCCGGACCTGACACCGAAGTGACAGGCCCGGGGGCGTGAGTGTTAGAACCAGGGGAACAGGAACCCGAACGCGAGGCGGATCGAGTTCCCCTTGAACGGTGTGCGGATCACTCCGGTGCGTCCGGGGACTTGTTGCCGCGGAACGCAACCGACGTGAGCACCGACACGGCGCCGGCCAGTCCAGCGACGGATAGGATCTGTGTCCAGTCGACGTCGAGGATGCCGGTGACGTTCGCGGTGAGGGTGGCGACACCTGCCTGAGCGACTGTCGCAACGGCCCGGTCGAACGTGTCGATCCAGAACTGTTTGTCTGCGTACTTGGACATGGTTCCTCCTAGGGGATGAGTAGGTTGATGCCGGCGCCGCCGACCACAGCAATGAGCAACCCGAACCCGACCCACTGGATAGCGGTCTGGATCTCGAGCTTCCGGATACGGCCCTCGTGGTCCTTAACGATCTCGGGGACCGGGTTGACCTTCTGGTCGACGTCGAGAAGCTTCTGGTAGATCACGTCGAGGGTGACCTTCACGAACGGGGGCGAGTCTTCGGGGGGCGATGTCACGACTGCATCCGATCGGCGGCGTCGTCGTTCACGGCCTGCGCGATCTGCTCCGGTGTCGGCAACGAAAGACCATCGCGGACCCTCGCCGCGATCTGTGCCTTGTCGTCATCAGACAGGCTCACAGTGACCGCAGGAGACGATGTCCGCAGCCAAGACGCGACATAGAACCGTCCACCACCCAGCGAATGAAGGAACGCCTGCAACTCCGCCGCGGTCCCCGACGTCGGAAAACACTCCTGCAACCCGTGGTTCCACATCTCCGCGATCATCTCGTCGTTGGTGAGGGTGTGAACCTTCCCCGTGGTGAGGTGCGCATAGTTGTGGCCCTGGTCGCCTGGTGCGTTCTTGATGTACCCGACACCGAGGAGGAAGATCCACCCGTTCAGCAGGGTCGGACAGGTGACAGTTATCATGAAGTCCTCCAGGTAGGGGGGGTTGGGTTCCGGCTCGGGCGGGCTGAATGGGACCGCCCCGATTCCTGCGGTGACGGCCCGCCACGGTTCGAGGTCGATGACATGCCAGGGCTCGTCGGGGTAGCCGCGTTCACGCGAGATCATCCCCGGGGTGAGCCCCACCGCCCGACAGTCGGCGTAGAACCGGCCCCGGTCGCCGTTGTAGACGTATGACCAGTTGCCGTAATCCATCGCCAGGGTGTCTTGGCGTTCCCAGTACCCGCCGTGCGACGACGTACCGACCGTTGCGGCACCGTTCCCGTACAGGGTGCGGGCGATGGTCTGCCCGTAGAGGGGCCGGTAGCAGGAGAACCCGGCCGAGAGTTGAAGCCGCTTCCCCGTGTTCTTCAGGGCGCGGGCGACCAGCGCGACATGCTTCGCATACGTGCCCGGGGTGAGTCCCTGATACCAGTCCTCAACGAGCGTCCCACCACCCTTCAACTGGTGGACTGTGCGGCCCCGGTTGAAGATGTGGAGTTCATGCTCTGGGATTTGCCCGTTTGGGTACTTCGGCATTGGTACCTCCAGGCATGCAAAAAAGCCCCCGACATGCGGAGGCTTTCGTGGTTGATCGGGGCGGGTTAGTTGCCGTCGATGATCTTGCGGATGGTGTTAGGCGCTAGCCCGGTGAACGCGGCGAGCTCACGGATCGACGCATCGTCGTTCGCGGCTGCGGCGATCGCATCCCGGTACGCCCGGTCAGCACGTTCCTTCGCAGCCTCAGCACGCCTAATCGCGGCCTGATGCTTCGCGGGAACGGTGCCCCGGACTGTCACTCGCCCAGTGTAGGGAACTCGTGCAGTGGGGCACCGCCAACCCAGTAGACGGTGCGACCGCACACGTCGGGTGACGTGCATTCGGTGTCGTCGTCGAGGTGGAGTGCGCCGACCGGGTAGACCCGGGTGGTTGTGGTGGTCATTGTCATGCCCTTCACTGTGTCACTGATTGATACAGTGGGCAAGAGGGAACCGTGTCAACCGGTGATACACACCTACTGGATCGGAACCCACGCACCCGCGACACGGAGGAACCGTTTCGGGTCCACAGGCTCCCCGCCGCCACCCTCAGTCAGAGAGATGTTGGAGCCGGTAAGCAGCGGCCAGTTATCGTCCGACGCGGCCGTGACAGCGAGACTCGACCCGCCCCTATCAAACACGGGCGGGTTCACTGCCGACTGCACCGGGGCGCACCCTGTCGCACTCCACCGCAGATCGGCGTTGAGTCGAAGCTTCCCATCACCCATGCTGATGCCGTGGGAAGTAGAGAGCCCACCTGTGACAGACCCGTTCACCGCGACCTGTGCACTGGCGGAGATGGCAGTGATGCCATAGGCGTTCCCGATCGCTCCGCCCCCCGTCACTGCACCATTGACAACGACCGTCGCGCCGCCCGTGATGTTGAGAGCGGACGCGGTGCCACCCGACCCACCCGTCAGGTTCCCATTCACAGTGAGTGTGGCTGCGGCAGTCACCCGAATGGCGTTGCGGGCTGTCGACGCTCCACCCTCACCGTTGGCGTTCACCGTGACGGTTACAGAAGCGGTGCTGAGCGTCAGAACCGCCGTGTTATTCGCGGCATTGTCGGCTGCAACGATGCCGTCACTGATAGTGATCGTCGAGGATGCTGTGACGAGGAACGACCCACCAGTCGCAATGACAGGTGAGGCGTTCGCAATCTTCTTGAGCGACTTGACACTGATGCTCTGGTCAATGCTGACGGTGAAAGCGTTCGTGTACACGTCGTCCGCCGATGTCGGCAGAATCCCCGTGCTCCACACTGTCGGGTCAGACCAGACGCCAGACTTGGTCGCGTAGACGATAGCCATCAGGCGCTAATCCATTCGTCACCGTCGACCGCGTTCGTCGGGTCGTCGACACCCTCGGTGCCCGTGTACTGCCAGAAGTTCTTCGGAAGCGCACTGTTCCGTGCGGCACCCTGCGTGGTGTGCGGGTTCATCGCGGAACCGTCCGCAATCGCCAGATCGGAACCGGCAGCGGCGACCCACTCCGTGTCGTAGTCCGTGCCAGAGTTCTTCGCGAGCACCTGACCGGTCGTGCCACCTGCGGGTACGCCTACGCCATCTGCCCCGTCGGTACCGTTCGTGCCGTTAGTGCCATTCGTCCCATCTGCACCGTCCGATCCCTGAAGGGATGCGAGCCAAGCGGCCTCAGTCCCGACGAAACCATTGTTGACAGCGACCTGATACGCCGAATCCCCGTCAGCACCATCGGTGCCGTTCGTCCCGTCAGCGCCGTCCGTGCCGTTGGTCCCGTTCGTCCCGTTTGTGCCGGGAGTGCCCGGGGCGCCATCAGCACCATCGGTACCCTGAAGATCCTCGAGCCACTCCTCGACGGTGCCTACAAACCCGTTCGCCACCGCAACGTCAAACGCCGACGCGCCCGGCGTGCCAGGCTGACCAGTGGGCACCCGGACAACGACTGTCTCAACGACAGGAACCCGCACAACATCGGTCATCGCGTCACATCCAGTCGCCACTTCGTCTTAGCCCGGGTGAGAGTACGCACGCTGGGAAGCGCCGCCTGGATGTCGAACACACCAGAATCGCCCATCGCGCGCGTCTGCGCCTCCGACGCCCCGAGTGTGATGACTCCAGTCGCCGCAGCGCTCGCGTCGACAGTGAGGCTGATGGCGAGAGAGTCGTCCGACTCTGCGACGGGACGCCACTGCGAGCTCCACGACGACAAGCCCGACAAGTCATCCGGTTCCCACGTGTCAGCATTCGCGGGGTCCAGCGCAAGCCACTCCTGGACCGTGCCCGCGTACCCGGCAGACACCGCCGCCGTGTAACCCGTGTACTCCCCGAACTCGAACGACTGCGACCACGCATCACCCGCATACACGTTGTAAGGGGTGGAATCGATGAACACTTCAGCCATTACGACCCCTTAGTTCCTCTTCAAGAGCTTCAATGCGTGCAAGGAGAACGGCGATCTGCGCCGTGTGCATCCCCTGCGTGTCAATCCCCGCAGGCTCCCCCTCGTCATCAACGACAAGGAACCGTTCAGCATCCGTCCCGACAAGGTCATCAGCCATCGGACCAATACGCCGACGACCGTTCCCCTCGATGTACTCCCACTCGAAAAGGACCGGGAAGACCGACACCAGATCCGGCGCGGGCTCGATGTTCGTCTTCAGACGCCGAGCGGACGGGTTCGAGAACGTCCCCGGCACCACAACCGTGTGATCCGCAGTACCCAGCATCACCTGATCCGCGGCGGTCGTCACAGCCCCAGTACCAACCGCCGTGCTAGAACTATGCACCGCGTTAGCGTCGTAACCGAGAGCCATCGAACTGTCGTGAGACGCAAGCGACCCGCGCCCCAACGCCACACTCCCGAACGCCCACGACTGAGCCGAAGCCCCGACAGCCACAGAACCCACGGCAGTCGCGTCTGTCCCGTACCCGAGGGCGACAGAAAGGTTCGCCGACGCGGTGCTGAGTTGACCGATCTGTAGAGACGCAGACCCACCACTACCCTCATGCGAACCATCCGTACCGCCGGCAGCACCCGTGCCCGCCTCCAACCGTTCAACCCGCTTCCGCAGTGTCCGGTCCCCAGCATTCAGATCAGACGGGTCATCAGCCGGCATCCTGCACCTCCGGAGTCACAGTCAAACCAAGCCCGCCACGCAACCCGACAACACGCTTCGTATACGGGCCATCGAGAATGTACTCATCACCCGTAGACGTAACTTCAAGCAGGCGCCCAGGCGCAGTGAACTCAGGCCCATCCGGGTAAATGTGCAACCCGAACGACATCACCTCAGTAGGGTTATGCAGAAAATCGATCGTCTTATCCGCCGCCCCCTGCAACCGCGTCACATCCGTAACATCACTGAACGTCTGCCACGTATCACGGAAACTCATCACATGAACGCCACTGTTGGCCCACGCAGACGGCGCATCAACCCCACCCCTACCAAACGCCAACACACCAGTCATCTGCTTCACATGATCGGTGTACACACTCAGGTCCAAGACAGGACTATCGTCACCATCAAGGTCCAACGCCGTCGCAGTGCCAATCTCGATAACAGGCGACCCAACAATGGTCTCCCACCGCAGATCCGCACCATCCTTATAAGGCCGCAAATAGATCTCGCAACCATCATCCTCAACCTGCCGAAGATGATCCTCAACCTTCAAACGCTCGTTGTGCTTCCAATCCGCAGAAAACGCCCCAGACCCATCAGCGGAAATGTCAATGGGAAGCGCCCACCCCGCCGAAATACTGATCGAATGGTTAATGATCGCCCGAGCCGCCCCCGAATGGGACTTCCCAGTGAGCGTCAGAACCGAATCGGTAGGGCGATAATCCTCAACGCCATACAACATGCGGTCATTGAGGTACGCACCACGCAATTCCATACTCGCAACCTCAAGAGTGCGCGTCTTCTTCGTGTACCACGGGCGCTGAATAACCCCCGCATACACGACATGGTCATCCCACTCCTGAGCGATCGTGTACTTATTGCCGGTAGTGAACTCCCGAATATCCGCCCGCGAAACACCAGCCCCAAACAACGGGAACGTGTGCCGGCCACTGCCCTTACCAGACAGCCGCGTACTCCACTCCCCCGCAGACGGCTCAGGCAACGTGAACTCATGCACACCCGACTGTGTGTTGTAAATGTTGAAGGACCACGTCACGGAAGCAGCTCCTTCGTCGGATCAGGCGCCCAGAACTCAAGCCGGTAGCGCGCCCAAACCCCGTACTTCTCGATGATGATCTCGGGGGTTCCGTGCCGACCAACCTGAGCGGTGTAAGTGCCTGTCGCCTGCTCCACCGCAAAAGTGTCCATGCTGCCGTCAGCGAGCAGATCCTCGAGCGCCTTCATCGCGGTCTCAAAGGCCGCGGCGTCACCGGCCGTGATGAGACCCGAGAGTGTGATGAGCCGAGGCCCGAGGAACCCGGGTGCATCGAAGTCGCCGTTGCCGTTCGGGCGCGCAATCGCCTCCCGACGCATTTCCACACCCTCAAACCAGCCCTTGAGCCCGTCCTTCTCTATCGTGTAGGTCGCAGCAGAGCCGTCCTCGAATACGAACGTGAGACCGCCGACTGTTACGTTCACCCGTTGCCCCTTGCCGCGAACGCCATACGCTCCGCAGCGATACGGGCGATCTGCTGCTCACTCATACCCTCAGCGGGATAGATGTTCTGCGTGATCTCAATTCCCGCGCCGCTGGCGCCCCGGATATCCGGGTCAACCGAAGCGCCACGAGGCAACCGCAGGAGCTCAGGCCCGTTCTCCCCGACAATCACCGAACCGGAACGCATGATGGTGCCACCCTCAGCGAGCATCGGGATCTTCGGCAGGCTCAACCCCCACGTCTGACCGCCAATGACAGGCACCCAATCAGGAATCGTCACACTCAGTTTGTTCAGCGCCGAAATCGCACCGTTGATAAGCGCGATAATCCCGTTGATCGGAGCCTTCGCCACACCGACAATGCCGGCGAACACGGTGCCGAGGAAGTCAACCATCCCCTGCCACATCGACTCCCACACGCCGCTGATCGTGGCGAGCACCCCGCCGATGATGGCGCTCACGAAACCAAGCGCCGTCTCGATGCCCTTCACGATGTTCCGCCAGATATCAGCGAGGAAGTTGCCGAAACCCTCCCAGACGTCGTTCCACCAGCCAACGAACCCCTCTGTTACCGAAGCCACCCACTCGAGGAAGCCGCCCCAAATATCGGAGAGGAACTTCACCACCGTGTCCCAGTTCATGACCAGCGCGACGATGCCCGCGATGAGTAGGCCAATGGCGATCACGATGCCAGCGATGGCCAGACCGATCGGGGTCACCGATGCCGCCCACATTGCGACACTGAGTGCGATGAATGCTGCCGCGAGGATGCCCACTCCGATAGCCAGGAGCGGCATGATGCCCTCGTTGTCCTGTATCCAGGTGAACACGGTGCCGAGGACGTCGACAATCCCCATGATCGCCGGCATGAGCGCTTCCACGGCGACCGCCGCAGTGTTCTCCCACGCGTTGCCGAGCTTGTTGAGGTTGCCGGTCAGTGTTGCGCCGGTCGCCTCGGCCATCCCGCCATACGTGCCCTCGAGCGAGTCGAGAATCACCGACTGGGCGCCGGCCTTGTCCCCAACCGCCGTGAAACTGTCGATAAGTTTCTGCTGCTCCTCATCGAGGATCACACCGGCACGCTTCAACAGGCCAGCAGCCTCAGCAGGTTCAGCGAGTGCTTTACCCAGCGCCTCACCAACACCCGACACGTCCTTACCCGCCGCGCCCATATCGTTGATCGCGCCCACGGCACGCTCAAAGTTCCCCTGGCTCACATCCCCGAACTTCAGGACGCTGTTACCCGCCTCCTGCAATGCCTCTTCCGAGATGCCGGACACCTGAGACAGAGCAAGCGTGTAATCCTCCACCCACGAGGTAGAGAACGCCGCACCCGTGTTGGCGATGAGCTGATCCGTCTGAGCACTGATCTGCTCACCGAACTTCAACTCATCCATGCCCGTCTGAAACACCTTGACGATGCCAGCACCCAATGCCGCCGCGCCCGCGGTGATCGCGACCTTCGCGCCTGTCGTGAATCGACCACCGCTGCGCTTACCAGCCTCCTCGGCGGCAGAGTCGATCTGACCATCACCGAAGCCCCTCTTAGCTTCAGCGGCCACCCCGTCCATCGAAGGGACGAGGCTGAAATACGCTGTTGCGAGCTCAACGCCTGCGGCCATTCTTAGCCTCCAACCAAGACTTCACATCGGACATATCGCGGGCCGTACCCATAGATCCGGTACGTGCCACGCCGCGCCCGAGGTCACGGATCTCATCGGGGGTCAACTTGCGCGCCTGCACCTTCGGCTTCGGGCGAGGAAGCGGCTTGGGCTTGCCGCCCTTGCCGCCCGCGCGTTGCCAGTTCGCCGCGCGCACACTGTCGGCCACGATCGCCAGCAGTTGTTCCGTGTCGGTCCACACATGCCCATGAACGGCACGAAACAGAACCGACGTCGGGTCTGCGAACTTCGCGATGAGCAACAGGTCACGCCACGACAGCGCCTCGGAACCGAGCCATTCCAGCCGCAGCCCGAGGACGATCAGATGAAACTCGACGGCCTCCTCGAACTCGCGAACGAACTCTAGGAGGCCGAGGATTCCCCCACGCTGATGCCGGAATCGTCGCGGTACGCCTGGACGAGTCCCTGGAACTGCTCGCTGTCAAGGGTGCGAACCGCATCCCGGACCGGACCCTCGGGGAAGGGGAGAAGCATCTTCACAGACTCCGAAACCTCCGGGTCTGCCAGCTTCTCAGCGGTCCCCACGGGAAGGAACTTCAGCTTGGGGATGACGTGCTCCACGCCATCAACCTCGAACTTGAACTTGTTCTGATCCTTCGACGCATTCGAAGGGGGAACCTGATACACCATGAGCCGTCACCTTTTCTGCCGTCACTTCAGGTACTGCTGGGGTGGGTGGCGTGACGGCGAAGTTCTCCACCCACCCCATGTCTTGGTTAGGCGCCCACGTCCTCGAGGAACCAGTACGCCTTGTTGCCGGCCTCGTCGGGGTAGGCCGAGATGGTGATCGGGAACCCGATGGGCTCACCGTCCACGAACGAGATGTCGTCGGTGTTCGTGATCTGCGCCACCGGAAGGTAGATGCGGATCGCGGAGTCCCCGTCGAGAAGCTCGAAGACGTAAGACCGTCGCGGCAGTTCGGTGCCGTTGACCGAGACCGTCGTGACACCCAGAGCCGTCGCCACGTTGTCGGCACCGAAATACTCACCGAGAACCGCGGCGGACGTTTCGATGAGCGTCAGCGAGTACGAGAGCGCGTCGGAAGTCTTCATCACCCGCACCTCGTCACCACCCCAGGCGACCATCGTCTCCGTCTCGATCCCCTTCGTCTGGGTCACGCCCTCTTCAGAGACGTACCCAAGCGCCGTGAAACCGACATCAAGCGCGGTGGCAGCGTCATCCGGGGCGACAGCCGCAAGCGCACCCGCGTACACGCCACCCGTAGACTTCGGCTTGCCAACGCGCACGTTTGCAGCAGTAGGCATATCAACTCCCTTATGGATGAATCGCCGTCACCTTTTAGGGGATGGGTTCTAGATGGCGGTGCCGCGAACCCCAACGGACACCAGGCCCGTGTACCTGGCCTGCTGAGTAGCAGGGTCAGGAAGATTGACCGGGCCAGTCGGATTGATAGGCCCGTAGAACTGCACGCCATCGACAACATCGACGGCGCGGAGGTATGCGCGGACGCGCTGCGCGAGATCCTGCGCGGCCGGCTCGGTCGACGCCCACGCCTCATACGTGATGAGTGCTTCATCAGTGACGAGTCCTGTGGTGAACCCGCCCGTGCGGACGATGCGAACGAACGTCGCAGGACGAGGGGAAGGGATCTTCGTGTGCACCGGTTCGGCTAGCACGCCGTTCAGGTACTCGACCAGCAGAGCCTCAACATCGGGGAACTTGATCGCTTCCATCACTGCCGCCCCGCATCCAACGCTCGAGTCAACGTGCGCGACTGCGCCTCAGCCTCACGCGCCTCGTTCGTGACCGTCCGAACCCGGACAACCGGCGTCCCACGACGGCCCGCCTGACGCGGTGTAAGTTCCGCCTCCACACCATCCCCCGCAGCGGCGGCGATAGCCTCACCACGGGCCAGCAGCGCCTCACCAACAGCGGCCTGACGCTGAAACTCCCAGTAGCCCTTGATGACGTGGAACTTCCACTTGACGTTCACCCGATCACCGCCCGCAGTGTTGCCACATTCGCGGCACGGTCAGCATCAGTGGGGTGAACGAACTGGCGGGTGACGCCTTCCACCTCATACAGCACGCCTCGAGCGGTCACACGATCGCGCGCACCGAAGACGACAGTCGACGGAAGGTAGACAGTGGGGGACGTATCCACCCGATCGCGGCCCGGTTCACGCGGCTCCGAGGTCGCCCCCGGATCGAACGCATACACGCCCACCGAAGTTGCAGTAGCCCACGCCTCTACCGGGTTGCCGTGCGAATCCTCAGCCCCAGCCTCGAACGTCGCGTGATCCACGTACTCCGACACAGTCCTCACGGCGACTGCACCCAGACTGTCGGCACCTTCACCCGGTACGAGCGAGCAAGAGCAACATCATCCGGTGAAAGCCGAGCGGAACCACCCTGCGCCCACCCTGCGTATGTGAACTGGTCCGAGAACGGACCAGTGGTCACGCCACGCTGAGAGACCCCAGTCGCCGCGATGGGATCGACCGAGAGCACCTGCCGGGCCGCGTCAGCGACAGCCAGACGCACGAGATCCGGCGCCTTCGCAGCGCCGTGTTCGTACTCCACGGTCACGAACTCATTCGAGGCCATGTCAACCGTCAGCCACGAACCCGCAACGGTGTACTCCACCGCCACGGCGTCATCGTCAACGACTGACACAACCTCCACAAGCGGCACCTGCGGCAGGTACACCCTGCCGCCGTTCACCTTCAGCCGCACCGTGGACGAACCCACCGTGAACCGCTGCCCAGACTCACGCCTGAACAGTTCCGAGAGCTTGTCGAGGATCGCATCGACCCGCCGTGCCTCCTCGGAGGTGAGGACACGACCGAAGGACGACTCAACGTCATCCTGTGACGCCAATTGAACAACAGCCATACCCTCACCCCCTCAGAGTCAGTTGAATTACGCGGTCGCGTCGAACTCGACCT